TGGCTGTACAGGAACTGGCACTCGACCTCCGGTCTGATCAAGGCGTACCTGACGGCGGCGGTCGCCCTGCTCATGCTCATAACCAGTCTCGGTATATTCGGCTTTCTATCCAGGGCTCACATAGAGCAGCAGCTCATCGCCAGCACGGGCGACGCGGAGACAGTCCAGATACTGGACTCCAAGATAGAGTACCAGCAGCAGCAGATAGACGACGTCGACAAGCAGGTCTCTCAGATCGACGACAACGTCGCTAAGATGACCGAGAAGGGACAGACCAAGTCCTCCCTGCAGGCGATAAAGCAGCAGAAGGTCGCCAGAGACGAGCTCATCGCCAAGAAGGACTCTCTCATAGACGAGATGGCCGCCCTCAAGACAGAGAAGATAACCGCGGAGACGAGAGTCAAGAAGCTAGAGGCCGAGGTCGGACCCCTGAAGTATGTGGCCGCCATGATATACGACGACGCCGATACCGACACTCTCGAGAGGGCCGTGAGGCTGGTGATAGTGCTCTTGGTCCTGGTGTTCGACCCTCTCGCGGTGGTTCTACTGATCGCGGCCAACATCGGCCTTTCCACTAAAACAAAGTCGAAGCAATCAAAAAAGAAGTTTACACGTAAGAAGAAACATAGTACTATAGAGATAGACAAATCGCAGATAGCAAATCTAAGGATGTGAGGACACATGTCGCTGATAGATAAACTCATAAAGAACTCGAGCATCAAGGAGACCGCGACGCTGGACGACAGCAAGGTCTACGGCAAGTCGGACATGATCCCGACGTCGGTTCCCATGATCAACGTCGCCCTTTCCGGCTCAATGGACGGCGGGTTGACTCCCGGCCTCACGGTCCTCGCCGGTCCGTCCAAGCACTTCAAGACCGGTTTCTCTCTGTTGATGGCCGCGTCGTTCCTAAAGAAGTACAAGGACGGCGTCATCCTGTTCTACGACTCAGAGTTCGGTACTCCCCAGTCGTACTTCGAGACCTTCGGTATTCCCCTGGAACGAGTCGTCCACACGCCGATCACCGACGTGGAAGAGCTAAAGTTCGACATCATGAAGCAGCTCAACGAGCTCGACCGCAAGGACGAAGTCCTGATCGTCATCGACTCCGTGGGCAACCTCGCCTCGAAGAAGGAAGTCGACGACGCGCTCGAGGGTAAGTCGGTCGCCGACATGTCCCGCGCCAAGGCGCTCAAGTCGCTGTTCCGTATGGTCACTCCCCACCTGACCATGAAGGACATCCCGCTGGTCGTGATCAACCACACCTACAAGGAACTCGCCATGTACCCGCGCGACATCGTCTCGGGCGGCACCGGCATCTACTACTCGGCCAACACGATCTGGATCCTGGGTCGTCAGCAGGAGAAGGACAGCGATGGCATCACGGGCTACAACTTCGTGATCAACGTCGAGAAGTCGCGCTTCGTCCGCGAGAAGAGCAAGATCCCCATCACCGTCTCTTTCAACGGCGGCATCAAGAAGTGGTCCGGTCTGCTCGACCTGGCGCTCGAGGCCAAGATCGTCTCCAAGCCCAGCAACGGCTGGTACCAGCAGTCGGACCCCGAGACCGGCGAGCTCATCGGCGACAAGATGCGCCTGAAGGACATCGAGGACAACAAGGACTTCTGGATAAAAATCTTGAAGGAGACCACTCTTACCGACTACATCCGGGATAAGTACAGCTTGACCGGCAAGGGCGCAATTCTCGATTCCGACGAGGAGTAATAAATGATCGAAGAGGTAATCCTCTCTAACCTGGCGCACAACGAAGAGTACGCCAGGAAAGTTCTCCCGTTCCTACGCGAGGAGTACTTCGGCGACGGCTCTCATCGCCTGACGTACAAGCTCGTGTCGGAGTACGTCAACAAGTTTAACGGGCTCCCCTCCAAGGAGGCACTGTTGATCGAGCTCGAGAACTCGAGCGGTCTGAACGAGATCGCCTTCAAGGGAACTCGGGGCGTCATCGAGAACCTCAAGCGGGACGAGTCCGGTATGGAGTGGCTGGTACAGAACACGGAGAAGTTCTGTCAAGACAAGGCGCTCTACAACGCGGTGTCGAAGTCGATCCAGATCATGGACGGCAGCACTAAGGGCGTCGACAAGGGAGCCATCCCCCACATCCTGCAGGAGGCCCTAGCCGTCACGTTCGACACGAGCGTCGGCCACGACTACCTCGAGGACACGGACTCGCGGTACGACTTCTATCACAAGAAGGAAGCTCGCCTGCCGTTCGACCTGGCGTACATGAACGAGATCACGAACGGCGGCATCCCCAGGAAGACCCTGAACATCATCCTGGCGGGTACCGGCGTCGGTAAGACCATGTTCATGTGCCACTGCGCCGCGGGTAACCTGGTACTGGGTAAGAACGTCCTCTACATCACCATGGAAATGGCCGAGCAGGAGATCGCCAAGAGGATCGACGCGAACCTGCTCAACACCAACCTGGACGAGCTCACGACTCTGCCGCGCGAGACCTACAGGAAGAAGGTGAACAAGCTGAAGGAGATGACAGTCGGCAAGCTCATCATCAAGGAGTACCCGACCGCCTCGGCATCCACGCACCACTTCAGGTCCCTGCTGAACGAGCTGGCCCTGAAGAAGAACTTCGTGCCCGACGTGATCTACATCGACTACCTGAACATCTGCTCGAGCTCGCGCATCAAGGCCGGGTCACAGGTCAACTCGTACACCCTGATCAAGTCGATCGCCGAGGAGATCAGAGGTATGGCAGTGGAGTTCGGGGTGCCGATCATCTCCGCTACCCAGACGACGCGTACCGGCTACTCGTCGAGCGACGTCGACCTGACAGACACGTCCGAGTCCTTCGGCCTCCCGGCCACTGCCGACTTCATGATCGCCCTGATCTCCACCGAGGAGCTCGCCGACATGAACCAGGTCATGGTCAAGCAGCTGAAGAACAGGTACGGCGATCCCAACAAGAACAAGAGGTTCATCGTGGGCGTCGACCGCGCTAAGATGAAGTTCTACGACGTGGAGCAGGGTGCCCAGGAGAACCTCCTCGAGGGACCGGTGTTCGACAGGACCGACATGGGCAGGGATACAAGGGAGTCCCTGAAGGACAAGCTGAAGATGCTGGTCTAGGGGAACATGAACTTGGCACGCCAGCTCTGCTTCTCCTCCTCGGAGATCAGGCTGGTGGAGTTCATCCACCCCAGCATGAGACCCTTCTCGCGGCCGTGGGCCTCGATCTCCCACGGGAGCTCCCAGTAGGGGACCTTACCGTCGTCGACCCACTCCTTCTTGTTCCACTTGTGGAGGTTGGAGTCTTTCATGGACTGGAAGAGCTCGCCCTTGGCGTACTGCTTGACGTGTACCATCTCGTGCAGGACGCAGAGGACGGTCAGGAACTCGTTGATGTTCTTGTCGACCACCACGCTGAAGACCCTGGCCCGTACGTGGGTGTCTATCCACTCCATCTGGGCCACGTCGCCGGACTCGGCCATCAGCTTGTCGTCGAACTTTATCGTGATCTCTAAGTTCTGTAGGATTCTCTTATCAAAGAAACTCGCCGCGGCATACTCTATAGCATCTCGAACCATCGCTTTCAAGCGCTTAGTGCTTGAACCGTACACCTTTATGAGCATGGTTCTCTTCCCTATTGGAGGCAATGGTATTTATGCTCTACATTTTTGTGATTCCATGAATTTAGAGTTGTACTGTTTAGGGTAGATATAGTATAACTGGCGTATAGGCTATGGAGGACGGCATGCAGATCTCTGACTCTCATAAACAGCTACTGGTGACCATGTTGAACTATGAGATCCTCAACTTCCTGGACCCCGCCATAGAGCGAGCCAATCAAAACGCCACGGAGGACTTCACCTTCCGTGAGCTGGACAAGCTCCTGACCGTCAAGCGCTACATGCAGGAGCGCATAGCTCTCCTCAAATAAGATACGGGCGTGTGGCCAGGTGGCCCGGAGGGACTTATAAACCCTTTAGCACTAGATCGGTGTTCTCGCTAGGGTTCGAATCCCTACACGCCCACCAATCGCCCCCTTATCCCAGCGGTAGAGGAAGACGACTTAAAATCGTTTCAGGGTCAGTTCGAATCTGACAGGGGGTACCAGCGCCTGTAGCTTAAAGGTGAAGCTGACAGCTCATAACTGTCTGAGTGTAGGTTCGAGTCCTACCGGGCGCACCAATTCAATATGGAGACGAGAATGAAGAATCAGAATTCAGTTTCGGTGAACGTCGGTCCAGGGTTCCTCGGCATCCTCGGTCTCATCTTCATCACCCTCAAGTTGACCGACTACATCGACTGGTCCTGGTGGTGGGTGCTGGCTCCGATCTGGATCCCGTTTGCACTCGTCGCTTTCGTGTTCGTGATCGTGGGTATCGCCTGGATCGCCGGCGCCAAGTTCGTAATCAAGAGGATGAAGTGATGAGCAGGATACAGCTTTCTACTTTCTTGTCTGACGACATGGACCTCAAGGCCATCGTCTACTTGGACACCGACAAGAAGGTCTACGAGGTCGACTTCGCCAAGGACGGTCTGATAGTCTCGACCGAGTCCTACGCCGACAAGAGCCTCCAGTACCACGAGGACGCCGCCGAGAACTACGTAATGGGGATCAAGAAGATATGAAACTGGGTAAGGCATACATCCTATACATCGAGAGCGAGAAGTCGAAGACCTACGCTCTCGAGTGCGCAGAGTCCTGTGAAAAGCACGGCGTGAACTATGAGATGTTCAAGGGCTTCATGGGACTCACCATCGAGGACATCGCCGAACGGACCGGATGGAAGATCGGTCGTGAGGGAATCGAGGATAACGACCGTCAGTACGTCAAGGAGTACAACGCGGCTCTCGGTCACATCGAGATCTGGCGCAAGATCGTGGAGAGCGGCGAGGCCGGCGTAGTCCTCGAGCACGACTGCGTCGTCAAGGAGAACTTCAATCACCTCGAAGTGCACGACGGTCAGATCCTCCACTTGGGTCCGCGCATCGACTACGCAGCGGACTATGAGTATCCTGACATGCCGGATAACTACATCAAGATCCGCCGTCACGAGGGAGCTCACGCGTACGCGATGACCCCGAACACGGCGCGCTTCTTGCTAGATCAGGTAGAGAAAGAGCGGAGGCTCCTGCCGACCGAGGCCCTCATCAGCGTCCGTAACAGGTACGATCTAGATTTCTTAGAGACCGATCCTCCCTACGTGGTCTGCGCGATCGGCGAGCGCGAGTCCTTCACCCATCACGACGCGGTGACCGACAAGCAGAACTTCAGACACCATCCCGGTCTCTTGGCGGGCCTCACTCGACCGAACGCCCTCGAGAAGTTTCGCCTGATGGACTACAAGTTCAGCGAGGACTGGTTCAGCGGGAACATCGAGAGCTGGAAGAGCATCTTCATCGACACCGATAAGAAGAACGATGAACCCCTGAAGATCCTGGAGATCGGCTGCTTCGAGGGGAGGGCCACGACCTGGCTGCTCGACAACATGATGGACCACCCCGAAAGCATGATCATGAGTGTCGATACCTTCATGGGAAGCCCCGAGCACAACAGCTCGCAGAAGTACAGCCTGGAAGAGAAGTTCAAGTTCAACGCCAGCGTGTCGAAGTGGCCAGAAAAGCTGCGAGTGATCAAGGCCGACTCTCGGTTCCTCCTCCCGGCGCTCTGCAGGGACGCCCAGCAGTTCGACATCATATACGTGGACGGGTCCCACGCCACGCTCGACGTGGTCAACGACGGGATCTACTCCCTTCACCTCTTGAAGAAGAACGGGGTGATCATATTCGACGACTACCAGTGGACAGACCCGATCCACGGAAACCAGCCCGTCAAGAAGGCAGTCGACTTCTTGGACGTCAGCTACCCGAAGTACATGAAGCGCGTGCACGACGGCTACCAGCGCGCGTATCACAAGGTCCCTTAGCTCAGTGGATAGAGTCCCTGTCTTCTAAACAGGGTGTCGCAGGTTCGAGTCCTGCAGGGATCGCCAATTCCATGAAAATAGGTGTGTACATTTAATACCCCCTGTTGTATATTGGAAAAGTAGAGAGCAGCGAATGAGCTCTCAAGTCAAAGCAAACCATGGAGAACTACAGTATGGCACAGATCAATCGCGTCTTCAACTACCTGTCCAAGCGCCCGAAGTCCCCCGGCGTGACCGCCTCGCGGATCGCCTCGGACACCAAGGTCCCGCGTGACTCGGTCATGAAGCGCATCCACGACCTTCGCAACGAGGGTTTCCGGATCTACTCGAATCGTCGGATCGTGAACGGCCGCGAGGTCCTCTACTACCGTATGGGATCGTAAGCTTCTGGCACGGTGATCTGGAGGGGCGCTACGGCGCCCCTTTTCAGTTTCTGGGGTAGACCTACCATCCAGGCCGGTACCGGCTCCAGAGTGATCTACGGGCCTCCAGAATGGCTCTCTAAGCCATTGATCTTGTTAGGCTTTCTGCCGGTCTTTCTAAGCCATTGATTTGATTGGACTATATTTTTTTGGTCTTGGCTCACTTTTTTATGTACATTTTAGTAGAACTGTGGTAGATTTAATCATAATCAAGGAACGGAGCTAAAATGATCAACCACGCCGCCAAGAAGATCCCCGCCGACGCCATCCTCGCCGTCCAGAACTACATCCAGTCCGGTGGGACCATCAACCGGGTAGAACCCAAGACCACCAAGAAGGCCGACATCTGGGCCCTCAGGCTCCGGATGCTCCACGGCTCCAAGGGCCACACCTACGTCCGCTAATAGCGGTTGACAATTTAGTGGAACTGTGATAGTATTCTATCATGATCAAGGAACGTGAAAATATGGTTCGTAGGTTCGTCAAGTGGTTCAAGATCCGGTTCGTCTTCTCGGACGCGGCTCTCTTCGACACCCTCGCCTTCTTCGATCGTGTGGATCGTGATCGTCTGAACGACGAACGCCTGTGGACTGAAGTCCAGTACAACGTATCTATCATCAAGAACGAATTAACTCGTCGTGGATGGGAGTTTTAATATGACACTTGCAGAACACCTCGCCGCACTGAACGCCGAGAAGCTCGCTTGGATGGCCGCGGGTCCGGATCGCTGGACCGGGCTCTGGGTCGAGGACCTGGACCACTGGGCCGAGATCGGCGTCTTCACAGTGGCGCAGTTCAAGCGCTACGACAACGAGACGATGTTCTGGGAGATGCACAAGGAGGTCTTCGGAGTCCGTCCCCGTCACGTCAACCTCAAGGACATGACCGACGAGGAGCTCGAGACAGAGCTGAACCTCCTCGGTCGGATGATGGAAGACGAGATCAAGCGTCAGGAAGAGTGGGAGGCCGAGGAGATGGCCTACGCTCAAGAGGCCGCCGAGGAGGAGAACGCCAAGCGCGACGAGCGCCCTCTTCCCATCGACTACGTCGCCTGCCACTATCAAGACGGCTGGCTCTAACAACTGGAGAACGATGATGTACTACGGTGACTTTCAATCCTGGCAGGACGTGTGCCGCGAGTTTCAGGTAGAAGTGCCCGAGCCCGACGAGGTGCTCTTGGCCCTCTACGACCAGCCCGCCTACGAGGGGTACGCCGACGTGATATACCGCGTGGGTGACCGGTACTTCTGGGTGACGGCTTCTCACTGCTCCTGCTACGGGCTCGAGTGCCAGTGGGAGCCCGAGGAGTACTCCCGTGACCTGCTCCGCGGGGCTCTGGAGCGCGGACTCCAGTTCTACTCCCTCGAAGACGGAGAGGGCGCCCGCCTTCGCCAGTCTCTTCTCGATCGTCTCGCCTGATCCACAACGGAGAACACCTATGACCATGCCCGCTGGCACCTACTACGTCGGAGACCTCTGCTACGTCATGCACGAGCGCTGGGACGAGTTCTGCGACATCACCATCGACGAGCGGACCTGCCGTGACGGTGAGTTCGTCATGAAGGACGGCACCCGCTTCGCCACCTACGGCACCAAGTGGGGTGACGGCTCCTACTCCGACGAATCCGGTCGGAAGTACTCGGTGGACGCCGGCCTGATCGGCTGCGTCCGGATGGAGGACATCGAGCTCGACGCGGTCGGCAACTTCACCAGCGGCGGTCAGGTCATCGAGTTCAAAGAGCCCTTCGAGACCCGCTCCGAGAACGGCGTGATCTACATCGGCGACGTCTGCATAGACACCGACTCCAGCTACTACGACGTATGGGAAGAGGAGGACCTCTGATGAAGAAGCAGATGGACATGGACGTGATGCGGAACCTCGAGAACATGCCACTCGAGGAGGCCCGAGCCCTGGCCAAGAGCCAGCTCCAGATGAAGAAGACGTCCACCAAGTACAACAACCTGCTCCGAGACCTCGACCGAGCCAAGACCTCTCGAGAGGTGGAGCGCATCATGTGGAACGTCATGCTGGCGGGCGAGGGGTTCGCCATGCCCGGCTCGGCCTGGCAGAAGCTCCACTCTGACACTTAGGAGAACAATATGGACAAGCGACCGACGACTCGGGAGACTATCAGGATGATGTCTATCGAAGACTTCGATGGTCAGATAGATGACGTCATTGACCGTCTCACCAGCTTACGAGACTCGGCTATCAAGCAGAGAGGATATATCGACGTCTGGATTAACGCAGAACAGCGCTGGGATAACGGCGAGCTCATCCTAAGGGGTGAGCGATACCTCACAGCAGAAGAGATAGCGATAAAAGTAGAGCTCGAGGAGCTCACGAAGAAGGTTAAACTAAACCACGAACGAGCTCAGTACGAGATGCTCAAGAAGAAGTTTGGAGACACCTGAGGCCGCGAGATCTATAAATAGGGGAGGATCTGGTCCTCCCCTTTCTGTATTGGTAGATGGATCACCGCGGCCCTCGGCAAGTGGCCACCCTAAGATTCGATAAATAGAACACGTTATCAAATCAGGGCGGAGCCATGTTCTCTTTTTCTCAGTTTGTACAGTCGATACTAAATGAAGCCAACGAGCACAACAAGGCGTACGGCGAGGCATATGAGCTCGGTACGGTCCTTCACGTTCACGACAATACGGCCGCCAAGTCAAATAAAGACGCGTCGTATCAAAAGAAGATAAAGGTCATGAGGGCCAGACACAGGGAACTGATGTCTTCTCTTCCAGCCGATAAAGCCGCCAAGGCACATAAAGCGGCACAGGACTCCGGCCACGCCTACATCGAGAGTCTGGCAAATAATCATGGAATGGACGCCTCCAAGATTCACGAAGTCCATCACACCCACTCAGGAATAGACGAGCACATCGGCCACGAGGTATCGAGGTCCGACAATCCGCACGACCTAGTGGTCAAGGGCAAGAAGGGAAAGTCAAATTTCCTCCACGGGGCCTCTCTCAAGGCCAGATCAGGTACCGCTTCGAACAACGGTGCCGGAACCATCGACTCGCACCTCGGTACAAATCTGATGGGAAAGTGGAAGGCACATAAAGACAGAGCCGGTCTAGGTAACATGTCCGGAAAAGAGATCAAGGCCGTCAGGGACAAGCCCGAGATCGTAAAGAAGAACCAGGCTGCGCAGAACGACGTCGCCAACCATCACTCTTCTGCTTTCCAAAGCGCAGATCTCAAGACTCAGAAAGAGCACCTGCACAGGCTCCTCAAGGGTAAGCCTGACATGGCGTACGACTACGTATCGGCTTCTAACAAGGGCGCCAAGGCGATTCCGCACGATAAGATCGAGCACCTGCACGCCGTGAAAAACGCCAAGAGCTTCTCGACGAAGGTCAAGAATAACGTGATGCACGTGTACGACCACGAAGGAAAGCACGTCGCCGCCATCGAGCACAGACCCACTCACGGATCGTTCTCCAGTCTGCAGGTGAATGCAAAGTACGGCTCTATGAAAAAGGGAGTCGAAGAATAATGTTGAGCTTTTCTCAGTTTCTTAATGAGTCCGCGCTGCTCACGGAGGGAATCCGTCAGGGTCTCCCTCACATCCTGACCATGCACCACGACGACTTTCACAACCTCGTCAAGGGCGGTCGTATCGACATGACGCACAAGACAGAGAAGACAGACGGCAGCACTCACATCATGGGCTATGACAAGGACGGGTTCTACACCCAGTCGTCGGGATCGGGTAACGAGAAGATGAGGCAACCCGGAGACTACGCCGCCCGTGCCACTCGCAGGTCGCAGGAGACCGGGAAGCCGCTGGACCTCACAGGCTCTAACATGTTCGACCACGCTCATGCGACGCTGATGAAGAACAAGACTCTGATGCAGTACCTCAAGGCTCACGCAGAGAAGACCGGCGGCGACGCCAAGATTCGCGGTGAGCTGTTCTATACCCCGTACGGCCGTCCGTCCGAGGAGAAGAAGGGCGAGGTCAAGTTCGTGGGTACGTCGTACGACCCGTCGCACATTGGATCGGTCGGTAAGATCGTCGTCCACACCAAGCTGCCAGAGAACAAGTTTCACGACGTCGAACACCTGAAGAAGATCGGCGCCGGCAAGGAGATCAACTTCGACGACGACAAGATCGAGACCGCGCCGAGCGCAGTGGACGTATCAGACGAGCGCGAGATGATGAAGAAGATCGATCGCAACCTTCTCAACACCCGCACCGTCCCGAAGAACAGAGAGGCCAAGATGGCCGAGCAGGCGAAGCTTGACGAGATCAAGAAGCGTGTATCCGACAAGGTCGACAGACACGTCAGGTCTCTGAACATCTCGCCGAAGTGGGGAAGCGGATCCGAGGGTCTGGTCATCCACCCGCCAGAGGGTTCCGAGGCCCCGAGGTTCAAGGTGACCTCCGACAACTTCCGCAAGTTCAAGGCTGACAAGGAAGCGCAGGCCCAGTTCAAGAAGAGGACACTACCGAATGATTAAGACGTTCTCAGAGTTCTTGGCCGAGGGTGGCAACATCAAGGTCGAGGGAGGTTCCGCTAACCCGTTCCCGATCACCGTCAGGAACAGACAGGGACGAGTGGACGACATCCACGGCGCCCTGTCCGACATGCACGACCAGTATCACAAGGAGACGGGTGAGCACCTGTTCGGGCACGAAAAGTCCGGTCTCATGAACCGCAGGACCTACGCCGGATCTACGACGTCCCTGATGGACACCAAGGGAATCCCCCACAACGAGTTCGCCAATCACATCAGCACCGTGGGTGACGTCGACGCCCAGGTCTCGCATGAGCACAAGAACAACCTCGGTAAGTTCCTCTTCCCTGGAAGGAAGATCGGCAAGTACATAGTCATTGGCACCAAGAAGCACGGCAACGAGGTATCGGCCGTCATGAAGCACGAGAACGGTGAGAACCACCAGTTCGACTTCGAGGGCGTTCACACCGACAAGAACACCGGCGAACCGACCGAGGGAGAGCGATTCCTCCACGGCGCCGACTGGGAAGACCGCAAGCTCGGCATCAAGGGAATGCACCACAAGGTGCTGCTCAACGCGGTCGGCGGCGACACTCACAAGTTCTCCATCACTCACGGTCTCCGTCCGCGCGACTCCGGTAAGGACGATCCGGGTATCACGGAGCCGCACGAGGTATCGTCGGCACTGTTCGGCCCAAAGGCCGATCACAGTAAGGTTCACTCGTTCCACGGCATCGCCCAGCTCATAAAGAAGCACGTACCGGCCGAGAGACACCAGCAGATCTACGACAAGTTCGTCAGCTCAGTCGAGAAGATGAAGGGCGCAGATCACAGCAAAGCCATCGCTCATCTGGGAAAGACGCTGGGTGTCCAGCGGTCCGTGAACGAAGAGGCCGAGCCAGAGCACCACGCGTCGGTAGTCCCGCTCACCGGCTTCTCGCCGATCTCACACATGGGACACGCCAAGGACCTCGGCGGATCGCTGTCGAAGCTGCCGGGAACGAAGCACGTGGGTATCTCTTCAAAGTCGGACGTGTACACCCCCAAGGAGCGCGGCGACATCCTGTCCCGTCAGTGGGGCGGTAAGAGCAAGCCGTCAGTTCACGTAGTAAAGTCTGCCGGTGAGACAGTCCGCGCCGCCCACGACTCTCTGCCAGAGGGTGGACGCAAGGTCCTCCACATCCTGGTCGGTCACGACCGCGCGGACTTCGCCCACGGGCTGAAGAAGTCGCTCGAGGCCGGTAAGATCAAGGAGATGGAGGGCCGCAAATTCGACGACATCCAGATCCATCATCCAGAGGACACCGACAGGTCGCACGGCATGTCCGGTACCAACATGAGAAATGCGGCGGCGAAGGGCGACGTCGAGACCTTCCATAGACACCTGGGACCGATGTTCAGCAAGCAGGAAGCGGCTAGACACATGAAAAAGATCAAGGGCGCACTTGAGTCCGGTGCCATCAAGGTAAAGAGGTAAGACATGGAAAAGAGTTCTAAGGCGAGCCTCTCCCCGTACGACCCGAAGACGACCAGCAAGATGGGTGACGTCGACAAGGAGAAGGCTGCGATCACGATGCCGAAGGACGTCATTCGCATGAAGAACGGCGTCGACATCCTAATCAACCCGAACACCGGTAAGACCGGCTACGACCCGATGTCCGGTCCGTCGGGCTACGTTCCCCAGGGCGGCAAGGGCGGCATCGTCGCTCACTACGAACCCGATACCAGCGGGCTGATGACTTTTAACGAGTTCGTTTCTCTCCAGAATAAATATAGAGAATAGTCATGAAAGAGAAAAAGGCATACCACTCTGGACTGTCCGCTGCAACCAAGAGAGCCCGCGAGGCCCACTGGGCCAGGACGTCCAAGATGGACACCAAGGATCCCGCGGCCTACGAGCCGGCGCCGGGAGACGCGACTGCCGTGACCAAGGTGTCCAAGCACACCAGGGCCTACCACAAGAAGTTTGGAGAAGAGATGGAAATGGACGTAGAGAATATCCAGATCGACGAAGAGGCCAGCACCGCACTGGCTAAGAAGGCCAAGGCTTCTGGCATGCCGCTGAGCACGCTGAGGGCCGTCTACAGGAGGGGCGTCGCGGCCTGGAGGACGGGTCACCGTCCCGGCACGACTCCTCAGCAGTGGGGTATGGCCCGCGTCAACTCGTACGTCACGAAGGGCAAGGGAACCTACCACGGCGCCGATAAGGACCTCCGCGAGGCCGAGTCCTGGGAGGCCGGGTACTCGAGGCGCGTCGTGAAGACGTCGAAGCCCGAGCACAAAGAAAAGGGATACAAGTGGAGGATCAAGGGCAAGGACAGGTCCGAGATCTCCATCAAGCTCTACAAAGAAAAGCCGTCACAGCCGGAGTTCAACAAGCAGATGAAGAGGGTAGCGGGCCACGAGTTCGGCGAAGAGACCGAGATCCAGCACGTCCAGAGTTTCTCTGAGTTCATCGAGTCTCTGGAGCTGGGGTTCACCGAGGAAGTTTTCTACGTAGTCGAGAACGAAGAGTACGAGGACTGGGGTGAGCCGGAAGAAGAGGGCTACATCTTCGAGGCGGGCAAGTCGTGCTGGGCCGGATACAAGAAGGTCGGCATGAAGCGCGGCAAGAGCGGAAAGATGGTCAACGACTGCGTCAAGGAAGAGGCCGAGCACGGCGGCCGCAAAGTCAAGCTCAACAAGCCGTTCCTCACGCCGAACGGGCCGAAGAAGCGCTCCGTCTACGTCAAGAACGAGAAGGGCAACGTCGTGAAGGTGAACTTCGGCGACCCGAACATGACGATCAAGAAGAGCAACCCGGCCCGTAGGAAGTCGTTCCGTGCCCGTCACGGCTGCGACGTAGATCCGGGACCCAAGACCAAGGCGAAGTACTGGTCCTGCAGGGCCTGGTAAATAATTTTTGAGAGAGGAATAAAATGGAAGTCCTAGAAGAGAAGATGAAGGTAGTACTGGCCGACACGTTCGCCATGTACCTCAAAGCACACATGTTCCACTGGAACGTGACCGGCCCGAACTTCAACGAGCTGCACGCCTTCTTCGGCGACATCTACGGTGAGCTCTGGGCAGCCGTCGACGTCATCGCCGAGCAGATCAGGACGCTCGACGCGTACGCGCCGGGCTCTTTCACGCGCTTCGGTCAACTCGCAACCGTCAAGGACGAGACCTCGATCCCGCCGGCCATGTCGATGGTCGCCAGGCTCAAGGAAGACAACGACAAGGTGATGGAGTCTCTCAAGTCCGCGTTCCTCGAGGCAGAGAAGGAGAAAGTCTACGGACTCGCCAACTTCCTGCAGGACAGGATCGACGTCCACGCCAAGCACGGCTGGATGCTCAAGTCAACTCTGAAGGTGTAACATGTCCTACAAGTCACTAGAGTCTCAGATCAAAGATACGGTGATAGAGGCACGCAAGTCGGCGGGCAAGAAGATGCTCGACGCTTGGCAGAAGAGGGTCAACGCCGCAGTTGACAAGCTGCAGGAGCCCCCGAAGGAAGAGAAGCCCGTCAAGGAAGAGCGCGACTACGAGGGCGGCATGGCGAAGACCCAGCTGCTCTCAATCGCGCAGAAGGCCAAAGAGATGGCCGACTCTCTCGGAGAAGAGGAGCAGCTCGAGGCCTGGATCCAGACGAAGATCTCTCTGGCGAGCGACTACGTGAGCACCGTTCACGACGTAATGATGCACGACAAGAACAAGGGAAGAGTCAAGTAATGCCCAGTCTATTTGACGGACCGAAGTCCGTACTCAACGACATCACGAAGGTGATGCAGCAGTCCCACGAGAAGCGCGTGAACAGCTTCGTGGACGAGGCCATCGCCAAGGGAAAGAACACACCGCAGGCCGTCGCCGACTACGCCCAGCGCGCCAAGCCGGAGTACATGAAAGACGCGGTCCGCATCGCCAGGGAAAAGCTGAAGTGACCGACTTTCCAGTAAAGGACCAGGTCGCCGGCACTCCCTACGAGAAGATGAAGCTCAAGCCGGGCGACAGGGAGAAGATCGAGCGCAGGGCCAAGATCAACAAGGTCAAGCCGCGCCGCATCGACGTGGACGAGTCCGCGTCGTCTCTCAGGCTTCTCGCCAGAAAGCTAGTGGAGTACTACCGCGATGGCCGTTAACGTAAACAAGATCGTGGTCGGCGGTAAGACGTTCACCGAGCCGCCCAGAAAGTCGCCTCAGGCCTCCGTGAAGGGGATCGAGGAGACGGTGAAAGAACCGACCGTCGAAGAAGACGTCTCATATACCACGGCGAGCTTCATACTGCAGAGCAGTTCAAAATTTCATCGTGATATGAAAGAATGAGAATAACAACAAACAGGAGTAACTACTATGGCTAATTGGGGTAATACCGATGATGCTGCAAATTCAGTACTCTGGGCAACTACTCAAGTCAAGTTGACTCCGAATACTGACAACCAGGCAAACCTCTACCAGAACACCTCGTCCGACGCCTTCATCACCGGCATCACAGTCGGACAGTTCGGCGTCGACGCCGGTGAAGCTCAGGCCCTCCGCGCCGGAGCCAATACCAAGGTAACGCACGCCGGATGGGTCCTCCGCACGGTGGGCTCGGGTGGCCGCGCAGGTCGCGTACAGAACGAGACGCTGGTCGCCATGAAGACCATCGGCTCCGACGGCTCTGACGATCCGGTCATTCCGGACTACATGCTGTCGATCACCACCCAGCCGGCTAACGTTTCTGGTAACTCGACCAACAACGACATCACCAACATCAGCGTTGGCGCTGCCTCGGTGCCGTCGGGCGCAACCATCACCTACCAGTGGCAGATCTGGGGTGGATCTTCGTTCGCGAACGTCAGCGGCGGATCTTACAGCAACTCCACGACTGCTACCCTGTCGATCCTCGCGAACACCTCGCCGTCCCTCAACGGCAAGATCTATCGCGTACAGGTCGGCGCAACCGGCGCGGCGAACGTCAACTCTGGCAACGCCGTACTTACGATCACCTCGTAAACAAACTGAGAGCGGGAAGACATGGCTACTACTAAGAAGATCACCGAACTAACGGCAATCACGTCGGCGGCAAACTCCGACCTGCTGTACATCGTTCACGATCCGTCGGGTATTCCCGCCTCCAACAAGATCACCGTCACGAATCTCTTCAAGGGGATCGTGACGGTCGGTCCTGCTCCGGCCAGCAACGTCGCCGCCGGCACACAGGGGCAGATCATTGCCAACGGCGCCTATCTCTACATATGCACGGCGGCGAACACCTGGGTGAGGACGTCCACGTCTAATTCTTGGTAAGTATACTTTATGAATGAGCGCCTTGACGATTCGAATTTTCTACTGTATGCCGCGAAGTACTATGACAATCCACAGTGCTATGATACCTCGGAGTTCTACGAGGACCTGAAGAGGTTCAAGTACATCAAGAGGCTGGTGAACAGGTACGCGAGACACGGCGACTTGAAAGAGCGCCTGATATTGAATCACATCATCGCACTGAACAACGTGTTCGGTCCCCACGCGACGGTCAAGATGCTCTTCATGAAACTCGAGGGAATGGAGCACCAGATCAAGCCGTTCCTGACATTCTTGAGTATACTCCCGGACGTCGTCGACGTTCGCGGTAGGCAGACCTATACAGCCGGTATTCCGGTCGATCCCGAGATAGAGAAGAGGCTCAGGGGACTATGAATGACTTAACAGAAGACGGTACTCCGGCCAACGCCATCGGGGGCGGCAACATAGAGGGAGCCGGCGTCGACAAGCCAGGCAAACCGGGTTCGGGAGAACCGGGCGTTCCACCTCAGAAGAAGAGACGAGTCGTCATCACAGACCCCAGCGCTCCCCTGAAGAGAAGCGCGCTGAAGTCCCTGATGGGATTCAGAGAGTGGACTGAGCTGGAGAAATAATCGTGGTAACTAATGACCTGAACACCAAGATCGCTCTTCTCGAAAAAGAGGTCCAGAACTTCGACCCGCAGCTGTCCAGAAAAGTGGCGGTGTTGGAGAAAGAGGTGAGCCAGTACAGTGAGCTCATCGCCAAGTTCGATACCACCATCGATAGATTGTCTGACGTGTCTACTTCACTGGAGAAGTTAGCTGTTGTTCATGAGACGCGACTGGCTCAACAGGAAAAGAAGACCGAAGAGATCGTCGAAAAGATGAACGAAGAAATCAAAAAGCTCATCACGATGATGGAAGACCTCGCGAAGAAAGAGGACGCTCACTACAGCGACCTGTCCACCAGGATGCACGCGATGGAGAGGTGGAAGTGGATGATCGTCGGTGGTTCTGTAGTTTTAGTGCTGCTTACATCTAAATTAGACCTTTCAAAGTTGTTTACAATATTCCACGGCTAGTGTATAATGGGTCTATCCCTTAAATGAGGAAGACCGGTTATGCAGTTAGTCAACTCGACATGGCTTGACGAAAAGTACGTCAACCTCCTATCGTTCAGGCTCGATCGTTTCAAGAGACTGAACAAATCCCAGTACAACTTCAGGTGTCCCCTCTGTGGGGACTCCAAGAAATCAAAGACCAAGGCCCGCGGATACGTCTTCGAGCACAAGGGTCATTTGTGGTTCAAGTGCCACAACTGCAACAGGTCCATGCGCTTCAAGTCCTTCCTCAGGGAGGTGGACCCCGTGCTGTCCGAAGAGTACACCATGGAGTGCCTCAAGGAGATGGGCGAGGCGAAGCCGACTCTCAAGTTCGAGCACCAGATCGAGAAGTTCGACAGGCGTCGCAAGGACAAGTTCGAGCCGCTCAAGACCCTGAAAAAAGTATCCCAGCTACCGGAAGACCACCGAGCGAAAAGGTACATAGTAGACAGAAAGATTCCCGCGGAGACGCACTACTTCATCTACTGGTGCCCCAAGTTCTTCGCGTGGGTAAATCACTACCTGCCGGGCAAGTTCTCGGAGGAGTCGCTCAAGAGGGACGAGGGGCGGATCGTCCTCCCGTTCATTGACCAGAACGGCTACGTCACCGGTGTCACCGGCAGGAGCCTGACAAAGGACGGCCTGAGATACGTCACCGTCAAGTTTCAAGAAGATGCGCCGAAGGTGTTCGGCCTAGAACGCGTGGACTTCGACAGGGAGGTCATCGTCGTCGAGGGTCCGATCGATTCGCTGTTCCTGCCGAACTGCATCGCCCTGGCCGGAAGCAGCGCGGACCTCAGCTCCATTCCGCTGAAGAGGGACACCATATACGTGTTCGACAACGAGCCCAGGAACCGGGACATATGTCGTCAGATAGAAGGCTACGTCGACGCGGGGCGTCGGGTATGTATCTTCGAGGGAGTCAACTACAAGGACATAAACGAAATGGTAATGGCCGGTATGACGCGAAGGAACATACTGGATCTTATACATAATTCTACTCACCACGGCCTCTCGGCCAAACTCGCATTCAACCGCTGGAAAAAGATCTAAGGAGAACTACATATGTACGCAGACACGCGCAAACTACTCTCTGACACCAAGTTCTATGAATCGTATTCCAGGTTCGACGAGGACAAGGGACGCTACGAGACCTGGGACGAGTCGGTGGAGCGGGTGATGAACATGCACCGCGAGTTCTATAGAGACAAGATGTCTCCCGAGCTCGAGGAGGCCATCGACTTCGCCGAGGCCGCGTACAAGGACAAGCTCGTCCTCGGTGCCCAGCGCGCCCTCCAGTTCGGCGGTGAGCAGCTGCTGAAGCACCAGATGAAGATGTACAACTGCACGTCGTCGTACGCCGACCGCCCGTCGTTCTTCGGTGAGATCTTCTACATCCTCCTCTGCGGCGCCGGCGCCGGCTTCTCCGTACAGAAGCACCACGTCGAGAAGATGCCGGTGATCGCGCCGCGCACCAAGCAGCCCAAGACCCACATCGTGGAGGACTCCATCGAGGGATGGGCGACGGCCCTCGACGTCCTCATGTCCAGCTTCTTCAAGGACGGCGGTAAATACCCGGAGTACGCGGGACGCAAGGTGTACTTCGACCTGAACCAGATCAGGCCGAAGGGAGCAAAGATCTCCGGTGGCTTCATGGCACCCGGCCCGGATCCGCTCCGCCGAGCCCTCGACCGCATCGAGCACCTCCTGACCAGCATGGTCCTCATGTCCGAGAAGGAGGCCAAGATGAAGCCGATCCACGTGTACGACACCGTGATGCACGCGGCCGACGCAGTCCTGTCGGGTGGCGTGCGTCGATCGGCGACCATCTGCCTATTCTCGCCCGATGACGACGAGATGGCCAAGGCCAAGACGGGCAACTGGTTCATCGATAATCCGCAGCGTGGACGCTCGAACAACTCCGCAGTCATCGTTCGAAAGACCACAAGCAAAGAGCAGTTCATGCAGCTGATGCAGAGCATCAAGCAGTTCGGTGAACCCGGCTTCGTATTCGTCGAGTCCACCGAGCACACTACAAATCCATGCGTCGAGATCGGGATGTACCCGCAGATCGACGGCAAGTCGGGGTGGCAGGGATGCAACCTGACTGAGATCAACGGAGGTATGTGTTCCGACGAAGTGACTTTCCAGAGGGCCTGCAAGGCGGCGTCCATCCTGGGAACTCTACAGGCCGGCTACACCAACTTCAAGTTCCTGGACGAGACGAGCAAGCGCATCTTCGATAGGGAGGCGCTGCTTGGCGTCTCCATTACGGGTTGGATGAACAACCCAAGGACGCTGTTCGATGAGAAGATCCTCGAGGCCGGAGCCACCACAGTACGATCCACAAATAGGGCTGTGGCTGCTCTTATTGGTATTAACCCCGCTGCTCGTACCACTTGCGTTAAACCTAGTGGTAACGCTTCTGTCCTTCTTATGACCGCGTCGGGCATCCACGCGGACCACTCGCCGATGTACATCCGCAACATCCAGCTGAACAAGGACACCGAGGTCGCGCGCCTCATCAAGAAGCTGAACCCGCACATGGTCGAGGAGTCGGTGTGGTCCGCGGGCAGGACCGACTACGTCATCTCGTTCCCGGTGGTCCCGAAGAAGGGGTCGCTGTACAAGGACGACACCATCGGCATCAAGCACCTCGAGCTCATCGCCAAGGCCCAGAAGCACTGGGTCAACGCGGGTACTGACGAGAAGCTCTGCGCCGACAAGGGCATCCGTCACAACGTGTCCAACACGGTCATCGTGGACGACTGGGACGAGGTGGCCGAGTACGTCTACGAGAACCGCGCCAACTTCGCGGGCATCTCGTTCCTCGCCATGACCGGCGACAAGGACTACGCCCAGGCCCCGAACACGAAGGTGATCGACGCCAAGGAGATCGTGAAGACCTACGGCACCGGCTCGGTGTTCGCCTCCGGCCTCGTGGTCGACGGGCTCAAGGCGTTCGACAACCTCTGGGTCGCCTGCATGACCGCCCAGAACAGGGACATCGACATCAGCAGCGACGACTCCAACTTCCTCCTGAAGAAGGACTGGATCCGCCGCTTCAAGAAGTTCGCCGAGAACTACTTCAAGGGCGACGCCAAGCAGGCAGAGTACTGCCTCAAGGACGTGTTCCTCCTCCACAAGTGGGAGAAGATCCAGCAGAACCTCGTGGACGACGTCGACTGGGAGAACAGCCTCGTGGAGAAGAAGTATATAGATGTGGATACCATGGGTGCCGCGGCGTGCGTCGGCACTGCCGATGGTTGCCTAGTCTAAGGAGGAACGCACATGGGTTGGTCGAGCGGTTCTAAGATAATGACCGAGATCATCGAGACTCTCATGGAGACGATCGTGGACGAAGACGACAGGGCGGAGACATACTCCGCTCTGATCGACATCTTCGAGGATCACGACTGTGACACTCTCGACGAGTGCCTGGAGATCGACGAGATATTCGACGAGGTGTACAGGGACAAGCACCCAGAAGAGGACGACATCATAGAAGACCTGCGGGACTGGGACGACCAGACTGGTGGAACTTTCTGATTACGAGAACCCGTGGACGCTCGATGGCAAGCCGCTTACGTCGGACTTGATCGGGGACAGTTACGGGTTCATCTACCTGATAACCGACACCAGTACGGGAAAGAAGTACGTCGGGAAGAAGCTCTTCTGGAACAAGAAGACCAAGGTAGTCAAGAAGAAAAAGAAGCGGTCTCTCGTCGAGTCTGACTGGAAAGAGTACTACGGCTCTAACCTGGACCTCATAGCGGAAGTGGACAAAAAAGAAAGGACCTCGTTCAAGCGCGAGGTCCTTCGTATGTGCGCCTCAAAGGGCGAGTGTAACTACTGGGAAGCCTACGAGCAGTTCACCAGGGGTGTCCTACTCAGCGACGACTACTACAACGGACACATCTGGGTCCGCGTCCACCGGAGCCACGTCAAGTCTCTGAAGACTTCTCAGGAATAGACCCTGGGACCGTGACCCTGTAGTCTATACTTCCCTCCTCCACGTTCAGGTCCTTCACGACGGCGTCGGCCAGTCCCTTCAGGGGATGGTTTACGCCGCCGAGCCTGCACATGAACGCCGTGAGAACTTCCCTCATCAGGATGATGTCGACCTCCCTGATGTGGATCTCCTCGTTGTGAGAGCTGTCCAAGTTCAGAGACCCGATGCTCTGGACAACGTGGTCCATTAGGTTGTCGGCAACGTCGTGGTAGAAGTCCAGCTTCATCTTCTCGATGGCCATAGCGACTTCATCGAGCGACGTCGGTGTATTACTGACGTCGAGTCTCTTGTTCTCTTTTGGAAAGGCGATGACGTTGTCCATGGGCACTCCTGAAAACATTGATAGTTCCATGGATATTTACACCTCTACGATAAGCGGTTTATAGTCGTTGTAGTGCGCCGTCTCGTTCGGGTATCCACGAGGGTGGCAGACCACTCGAGTGTTACCAATCATATAATCGCAGGCGTCGTGAGTGTGCCCATGCACGATCAGCTTCGGGGGCTTCTTCATATCTAAGATGTGCCTAGACAGCTCAGTGGCAAAGAAGTCGTTGCCGTTGGAGTTCTTCCACTTCTCGCTGATGGACTGGAACGAAGGCAGATGATGGACGACCCAGATGTCGGCATCCGACTGAAGCAGGAAGTTGCGATGAGTGTCATGTACATTCGTGTATCGGTCGTAGTTCATGCCCTTGATCTGTCGGGCGTCGACCATATACTCCTTGAAGTCCCACCACCTAACAGGTGAGATGTCAGTCCATAGAGTGGCGCCGGCGATCTTCAGTCCGTTCCACTCCACTATGTCAGGGAAGTCTATATCAGCGTTGGCGAACGAGTTCCCGTAGTAGTCGTGGTTGCCCAAGACCGCGAAGTAGTTCTCGCCCATCTCCTTCTCGAGCCAGTCGCGCATCAGCTTATCGGGGTGCGTATCACCCGCATTGAGGTAGAACACGTCCGGTTCCAGCTTCGGTGGGTACCAGGGCTGGAACTCCATGTGCAGGTCAGAGATGATTCCAAATTTCATTTGTGTTTCCCATAGTGTCGCAGAAAGCTATCCATGTAGTTGCGGATGTTCTGAGCTCCCACTGGATTCATGGAGTGCACGTAATAGGCGAACTCATCCGGCAACGCCAGATCATTCTCCATCACGTGGTTACAGAACCACTTAGCGAAAGTGTACCCGGTCTTCTCGCCGGCCGCGCCCGCCTCGAAGCTCTCGTAGTGCTCGTCAGCGAGGTCGTGATCGAACGAGATGAAGTCCGGAACGCCGTGCTCAGTAATAAGGATGACGGCATCGTCATAAGAACGAGCGATCATCCAGTCGTCACGCCACCCAACATTCCGGGTATCTTCCGGAAACCTGATGTCGTCTAAGAATAGCGCCCAGGTCATTCTTCATCTTCTTTCCATGAAACTACGTACGCGTGATAACCGCCCATGGCTTCAGCCCAGAGGATGGCAGCACCCGAACTCGAAGTACGTACTACCGACTCGTAATCGTATGCGCCAATTCTATAGCGAACTGTGTACTCTTTCATTGCTTGATCACCCTCAACAAGATTGTATTCTCATTTATGCGGTCCTGTAGGCCGGCCTCTTTCAGATCGTCCATGACCTTACGAAGGGCTACCTTGCCGCCGCTCAGTACCGACTGGACGATCTTCTCGGCCTGTCTGCCGGTCCGGCGGGTCATGGTGGTCTTCTCATCGAAGTTGACGATGCTTGACCTCTTGATGTCGAGGCCGCCGCGGTCGATGGCCCGGAACACCGACAGGGTCTTGTACTTTACGTTGTAGGTCCAGAGCTCCTGGGCCCCGACGATCTGCTCGGGCGGTACCGACGCCAGCTTCGTCTCCTGGTCCTCGGCCTTGAACTTGAAGTTCTTCAGCTTCTTCTCGACCGACATCGGCTTCTTCTTTCGCGGCGCCCTGAGCTTCTTGGCGTTGCCGGAGTACCTCAGGAGGTCGGCCATCATCTTCTCGACGAACTCGAGACGGGCCTTGATCCACTTCTTGCTGTAGGAGGAGTACCCCTCTTTCACCTGCGGGTCGGACCCCTCGATCGCCAGCTCGAGCTCGTCGTACATGCCAACGTAGTACGCGGCCATCTTCGTGGCGTGCTGGGCTGGGATGCCGGCTTTCTGACAGAACTCGTAGGCGTCAAACTCCTTGATCTCGCCGCGCGAGTGCCGGTCGAGAACCTCCTCGAGGTCGCCGATCAGGTCGTTGACTCGGTCCTTGATGCGGTCCTGGATGTTCGGCTTCTCCGCGGTCGGCTTCTCTTCTTTCTTGTCGTCGTCCGTAGAGCGAGCCGCGAACGCCAGCTTCAGGCGCTTCTCAAAGAACTTGCTGGACTCCTCGTCGATCACCACTCCCTTCATGGCCATCCTGGCGATCCAGGCACAGGTATGAGGGAACAGGTTGTCGGGTACCGACTTCAGACGCTTGACTTCGTCTTTGCGACCCTTGGTACCGAGGTAGTCGGACAGCCACTCGCGTGCGTCGGACATGTCGGTCATTGACCCGTACCAGGTGTAGGCTCGGGCCTTCTCTGAGAATGTCAGCACCTGACCTGGCCTATAGGTCGGCTCGTCCCCGAGGTACTTCAGGTTGACCATGTAGACCTCGGAGCGGGTCTTCTTCTCTTTCTTCGGCTTCAGTTTGATGAGTGAACGTGCAGGTCGCTTTGCCATGTTGTCTCCATTTGATGCCATCTTAACACGATGGGCTATTAGAGTACACATCCAAATTCATAGAATGGTCTCAGGGGGTCAACCGGGGATACCGGAAAGCCGGGTCTCTTCCGGTGGTCGCTGGAGCCCTCCAGAGGGTCCAGAATGGTTATATACCGCCCTTGGAGACCGGCCCTCTGGAGTGATCTGGAGGGCCTCCAGACCGGTACGTCTAAGCCATTGATTTGATTGGACTACGCCAGATAGACTAAGCCATTGATATTGTTGGACTTTTATATCCTGTCTAAGGCATTGATCTTATTGGATAATAAAAATGCACTCTTGCTCATAATTTGTTGTACATTTTATGAAAACGATGGTAGATTTAATCATGATCAAGGAAAGGAACGACATGAACCGGGAATTCGCCATCGAGGCCGTCAAGACCTACGCCACCAAGGAAAACGCCCGCAAGGCAGTGGCCAAGATCGGGGCTCAGCGCCTCCGCCACTTCATCATGCAGAACGACGAGGGTCGGTTCTTCCCGGTGTTCGTCGGTCAGGAAGCCATGCAAGAGGGTATCCAATTCCACTTCAACGTGGTGGGTTGACAATTTAACGGCTTTGTGGTAGATTTAATCATGATCAAGGAGAACAGCATGACTCTCGATGAATTCAAGAAGATGGTCGCCCGTCACGACCTCACCTACAACTACTCCGACGACGCGGGCGCCCGTCGCCTCGGTCACGAGTCCTACATGAAGATCATGGAGGCCTCCAAGCAGTTCTCCCGCGAGGACGCGGTCCGGATCTGGAACTCCGAGGTCGAGCGTAAGCTGGCCGACGGCTACCGTGAAGGCTTCTACTGGGAGGTCTAATGAAGCTCTTCGTCCTCTCTCTTCTGATGACGGCTCCCACCCCTCCGGGGTTCTTGGCCCTCGTCTTCCTCGTCACTTTCTTCTTCACACACGCACTGCTCAAGGAGATCTACTATGCACATCAATGAAATCGAAGCCCTCGCTCAGCGCCTCCGTAGCCTCCAGCGTCGGACCTACACGTTCGGTAAGAACCGCGAGCAGGTGATCGAGGAGATCGGAATGATCGCCTCCGACCTCGAGGCCTACGTGGCCCGCCTGGACCACGACATGGACATGGAGTACATGGCCGACCACGCCGAGTACGTTCGCGGTTGATGCCGCGAACTATTCCCTGTACAACTAGACGGGACCTATGTATAATAGGTCTATCAGACAAAACAACAGGTATATCATGTCTCAGGTGTTTGTATCGCCGTCGCTCAGGTACGGCTACGACAGGAAATACGTCATCAAGTCCGAGGCGACCGCCGAGCTCTTCTACACGGCCCTGAAGTGCGCCTACAGTATCATGAAGCTCCCGCCCGACTTGAAGATAGCCCTCCGTCCACTTCCCAGGAAGACCCTCAACGGGTACTACACCCACCGACTCAAGAAGGTCGTCATCGATCCCCGGAAGGGTGAACTGCTGACGCTGATGAGGACGCTGGCCCATGAGCTGGTGCACGCCGAGCAGTTCCACGACGGTCGGTTCGCCATCACGCCGAGGAGCTACCAGTGGTGCGGGAAGGACGTCAAGCTCGAGAGCCGGAACTACCTCAAGTACATCGCCCAGCCCTGGGAGGCCGAGGCGTTCAAGAGACAGAACGGCATCGCACAGGAGCTCATCGAGCTCGTCGCGGAGGAGATGAAGATATGAGAGTCGGAGACACGGTGACAGTCAGGGTCGTGAACCCGGTATACAGGTTCAAGCACGTCTACGCGTCTTACGCTCATGTTCCGGAGTTCAATGAGTACACGGGCAGACTGGTCGAGTCCCACAAGAGAGATCCCGATGACACCTTCCGCATGACAGGTGACTCCGCGTATCCGGTTCGCCTGATCGACGCCGGCAGGGTCGTCGACGTGGTCGTGCACGCTATATAGAATAGGAACAACGTCAAGTGAAGAGTGAACATGATCGACATCTACAGTAGAGACAACTGCCCGTACTGCGACATGGCCAAGAGTACCATGAAAACGCACGGTGTACAGTTTAATGAACACGTGGTAGGATCGGACATATCAAGGGAAGAGTTCTTCCAGAAGTTTCCCGGTGCCCGTACCGTGCCGCAGATCGTAATCAACGGCCACCACGTCGGTGGATACACAGACCTTACAGAATGGATGAAGACAAATGACCTCAGGAACGTTCTCTCTGGCTGACCGCGCCTACATCGTCGAGCAGCTCCACTCCAAGATCCTCGAAGTAGACTTCACGAAGCGCGACGGCACGAAGCGCACCATGAAGTGCACCCTCCGCGCCGACCGACTCCCCCCGCCGGAGAAGCCGGTCATCGACCTCACCAAGCCGGAGCGCAAGGACAACCCGGAAGTCATCGCCGCCTACGACGTCGAGTCCAAGGGCTGGCGCTCCTTCCGCATCGACTCCATCGAGTCCATCACCATCAGGGAAAATTGATATGGGTTTCGCCTACAACAACATCGACATGACCAAGAAGTCCAGGGGCGGGAGCGAGCTGATGGCCGAGAGGCTGGAGAAGCGCATCGACCCCTCGATGCTCGAGCACTTCCAGATCCACGTGTCCCGCGTCGGCGAGGTCGACTCCTCGAAGATCCAGCTGCTCCAGCTCCAGGACCTTCCAGGCGACCCGGCGTCCGATCACCTGAAGAACGGCGGCTACAACAAGTTCGAGCGGCTCATCTTCGTCTCCAACTGGCAGATGCAGAACTACATCCAGTACTACGGCATCCCGTGGTACAAGTGCTGCGTCCTGACCAACGCAATCGAGCCGGTGCCGTCGGCCCTCGACAAGAAGCCGAAGGACCGGATCAACGTCATCTACCACACGACCCCGCACCGCGGCCTCGAGCTCCTCGTCCCGGCCTTCACCGAGCTGGCCAAGCACCACGATGACGTACACCTCGACGTCTTCTCCTCGTTCTCCATCTACGGGTGGTCAGAGCGCGACAGGCCGTACGAGCCTCTCTTCCAGATGATCAAGGATCACCCGAAGATGACGTACCACGGGGCCCAGCCGAACGAGGTCGTCCGCGAGGCCCTGTCCAAGTCCCACATCTTCGCGTACCCGAACATCTGGATGGAGACGTCCTGCATGGCGCTGATGGAGGCGATGAGCGCCGAGTGCCTGTGCGTCCACCCCAACTACGGCGCCCTCTACGAGACCGCATCCCAGTACACCTGGATGTACCAGTGGCAGGACAACAAGCAGGACCACCTCAACAACTTCTACCAGATGCTCGACGGCGCCGTGAACTCCGTCCGCGACATGAGCGAGGTCCTGGAGGACACTCTGATCGGACAGAAGATCTTTGCCGACCGGTTCTACAACGTCGACGTCAAGAAGCACGCGTGGGAAGCCCTGCTCAAGTCAATCCTCATGAAGAAGAAGATCGTATCATGATCATACTCGACCTCAACCAGGTCATGATCTCCAACCTCATGGTGCAGCTGGGCAACCACACCAACACCGAGGTCGAGGAGAACATCCTCCGTCACATGATCCTGAACTCCATCAGGTCGTACCGGACCAAGTTCAAGTCGGAGTACGGCGAGATGGTAATCGCCTGCGACGACAAGAACTACTGGCGCCGTCAGGTCTACCCGTACTACAAGGCCAACCGCAAGAAGGCCCGTGACAAGTCGGAGCTGGACTGGAACGCCATCTTCGAGGCCCTGAACAAGATCAGGACCGAGCTGAAGGAGGTCTTCCCGTACCCCACGATCCAGGTGGACACAGCCGAGGCCGACGACATCATCGCGACTCTCTGTGAGAAGTACTCCATGAACTCCAACGAGAAGATCCTAATCCTCTCTGGGGACAAGGACTTCAACCAGCTCCAGAAGTACAAGAACGTGGACCAGTTCGATCCGGTCAGAAAGAAGTGGATCAGAGCGGACGACCCGTATAAATACGTCCAGGAGCACATCATGAGGGGGGACTCCGGCGACGGTATCCCGAACTTCCTCTCTGACGACGACACCTTTGTGACGAGCAAGAGACAGAAGCCCCTCACGCAGAAGAAGATCGACGCCTATCTCGGTAGGCAGCCGGAAGAGTTCTGCGACGATGCGATGCTGCGTAATTACAAGAGAAACCAGCAGTTGGTAGACTTCTCTTACATTCCTGGTGAGATCAAGGAGCGCATCCTGGCTGAGCTCAGCGCACAGTCCGGCAAGAAGCGCGACAAGCTCTTCAACTACTTCATCCAAAACAAACTGAGAAACTTAATGGAAGTCCTCAACGACTTCTAGTGGAGCATTGATATGCGCAAGAGCGTGGCAGAGATCTTAGAAGAGGCGTCCAAGATCTCAGTGAAAGACGAGAGGATCCAGTTCCTCCGCAACAACGCCAACCCGGTACTACTGAAGGTCCTGCAGTGGGCGTACGACCCTCGAATCAAGTGGCTGCTGCCCGAGGGCAAGGTGCCGTACAACCCGACGAAGTACCTCGACCAGGAGGGCAACCTCTACAACGAGGCGCGTCGCCTGTACCTCTTCGTGGAGGGCGGCAACCCGAACCTCAAGCCGGTGAGGCGAGAGTTCCTCTTCATCCAGCTGCTCGAGAGCCTGGCGCCGACCGAGGCCGCCCTGCTCGAGTCGGTAAAGGACAAGAAGATCCCGTACAAGGGGATGACCCATAAGTTCGTCGAGGAAGTATTTCCCGGCTTGACCAGTGAAGAGACGCCGATCCTATGAGCAAGAGCTATCACAAGAACGCGAGAAAGTTCGACGACGACTTCGATGAAGACGACGTCGACACCAAGAACGCAAAGAGGGCCGAGAAATTTACCCGTCAGTTGAAGCGGGTATTCAGAGAAGAGAGGGACATGGACAGCTGATGCCTAGCTATACATTCAGAGACAGCACCGGTAGAGAGTGGACCGAGTTCATGTCCATGTCAGAGCACGCAGAGTTCTTGAAGAGCAACCCCGAGGTAGAGCAAGTAATGGTACCGACACCGCTGCTCGATCCGACGGGTATGTCCATCAAGGGAGTGAAGAACAAACCCGACAACGGCTTCCGTGACCTGCTGAAGGACATGAAGAAGAAGCACTCGCAGGGTCTGTCAAAGTCCGCCATCAACACGTTTTAGAATGGATAGGTGACCAGTTCAACTCTAACCATTTTTAGGAGTCTCATGTTCGGTTCAGCGGGGCTAATAAACGAAGAACAACCACTCACGCTCAGCAGGAAAGAGAGAAAGAATCTCAGGAAGAAGGGAATACTCCCTCCACCAGAACAGAAACACGGCAGGCACAGCCTGGGCAACATGCAGCTCAGGTCGATCTCGCCCCTCACGGAGAACCAACGACGCACGTTCGAAGCGTACCGTTCCGGTAAGAACCTCATGCTCCACGGTATGGCCGGCACCGGTAAGACCTACATCTCCATGTACCTCGCGCTCAACGACGTAATCAACAGGGAAGCCTATGACAATGTCACTATCGTTCGCTCTGTCGTTCCTACTCGCGATATGGGCTTTCTACCAGGTAACCAGAGAGAGAAGTCCCAGGCCTATGAGATGCCGTACTTCCCGATCGCACAGGACCTCTTCGGCAGGGGCGACGCGTACGAGGTACTGAAGCAGAAGAAGCTGGTGAACTTCATCACCACCTCGTTCATCCGCGGAACCACAATCAACGACTCCGTCATCATCGTCGATGAAGTGGAGAACATGACGTTCCACGAGATCGACTCGGTCATAACCCGCGTGGGAAAGAACTGCCGCATCGTCTTCTGCGGGGACTTCAGACAGTCCGATCTCCAGAAGAGCGAGGACAAGAGCGGGTTGATTAGATTCATGGACATCGTTGACAAATTACGCAACTTCGGTTATATTGAATTTGAACAGGACGACATCGTCAGATCAGGATTGGTACGTGACTATATCATCGCTAAGACAAACCTCGGCTACTCATAACTTCGAGCACGAGCCGAAGCAGTTCGAAGACTTTCGCTGCTATACCCTAGACAACATCCGACTCTACGAGAACGCCGACGGGATCCTATTCCCGTCGGTGACTCACGCTCTGGGCGACGGAAAGAAGGATTCTCTGAATGAATGGAGACAGCGAGTCGGAGTCGAAGAGGCCGACAGGATCGGGCGAAGGGCAGCTGCAATCGGGACGCGACTTCATACGATGTGCGAGCGATTCCTCGACAACGACCCTCAATATAGAGCCTCTAGTTTTCCTGAAGAGCTCGAGCTCTTCGCCAAGCTCCGACCCGTCCTCACTGAGAGGGTCGGAGTCGTATACGCTCAGGAGTTTCCTCTCTATAGT